CAAACCAGTCACCGTGATAGGCCTGAACGCCGATGTCTCTTGAAAACCCCGACCAGCGGGCGCCCCTGGTGGAGAGCCAGCCGGACGCCTACATGGACCCCGTTTGGTTCGAGTTCATTGCCACTCTGACCGCCCTGGTCAACGAGCAACGCCGAACCCTGAAAGATCAGCAGACCGCCATTGAGGACCTGGAACAGCGCGTTCAGGCCCTCGAAACCCCGTGAGGATACGATCATGATTGGATTGGTAGCAGCCGGCGTTGGCGCGGCCGCCTCCGCGTGGGGCGCGAGCAAAGGCGCCGACGCTCAAGAGGACGCCAGCAAGCGGGCCATCGCCCTGCAGTATGAGCAGATGCGCCGCGCCTCGAACCTGTACCGCCCGTACCGCGAAGCCGGCGAGCAGGCCCTGACCGACTACCAGGGCAACATCGGCAACCAGCCCACCTACGAGAACACCCTGGCCACCCTGGCCGACGATCCGGGCTACCAGTTCCGCCTGGAGCAGGGCCAGAACACGCTGGAGAACAGCGCGGCGGCCCGGGGGAACCTGCTTTCCGGCGCCACCCTGAAAGACCTCACCGGCTACGCCCAGGGCATGGCCTCCCAGGAAGGGCAGGCGGCCTACAGCCGGGACATGAACGCCTACAACAACCAGCAGAACCAGCTTGCCAACCTGATGCAGATGGGCTTCAACTCGGTGAGCGGTCAGGTCGGCCAGCAGGCCCAGGGCGCCAACAACCTGGCGAACCTGTACATGCAGCAGGGCAACAACCAGGCCAACTATTACACCCAGATGGGCAACGTGGCGAACCAGTTCGGCAGCAACGCCCTGCTGGCCAGTCTGCTGGGTGGTGGCGGCGGCGGAGCGGGAGCGTAACCATGGCTGAAATGCGAATGATCGACCTCGGGCAGGTCTACGGCAACGCGGCCCAGATCCAGGGCCAGCGCCAGCGCAACCGGCTGGCGGAAATGATGGCGCCGGTCCAGGTGGAGGGCGCCCAGCTGCGCAATGAGGCCCAGGGGCAGCAGAACCGGCTTGCGGAGATGGTTATGCCGTCCAAGGTGCGCAGCGCCGAGCAGGGCGTGGAAATGGGCGATATAGAGCTGACGGATGCTCAGCGCCAGCAGGCCGTCTACGAATCCCAGCTATTCATGCGCAACCTGGGCCAGGACTTTGGCCGGCTTCCACCGGAGCAGCAGCAGCAGCGATGGATGGCAGCCCGCCAGCGCGCTATCGAGTTGGACCCGGAAGATGCATCCCTGCCGGAGCAGTTCGACCCGAATGCATACCGGAATATCGCTACCACGGCGTCCATGGCGAATGAGCAGGACCAGACCGCCTTCGAGAACAAGCTGATCAATGCCGGATACACCCCGGGAACGCCTGAGTACCAGGAGGCCGCCCGCAAGCTGCTCTACAAACCGTCTGGCACCACGGTGAACGTCGGGACAGGCGGCGGCCCGGCGGATGCTTTTGATAAAGCCTTTGGCGACTCCGGCGAAGGGCGCCGTCTTGCGATCCAGGCGCGCGCCTTGGCCCGCAAGGAGGGAATTTCAGCAACTGATGCCATCGAGCGCGTGGCCCTCCAGAAGGATGTCACCTCCGGCGAGCGCGCCGCCGACACCTACTACCAGCGCATGACCGACGTGTCCCAAGACATCGAGGCCATGGAGGATCAGGGCTACAACCCGAGCGCGCCCGACGCCATTTTGTCCAAAATGCCTGGCGGCAACTTCCTGGTTGGGAATGACTACCAGCAATACCAGGCCATGGCGAACGAGTGGATTCGCGCCAAGCTCCGGAAAGAGTCAGGCGCCGCCATCCCGCCGGAGGAAATGCGGGGCGAGTTCCAGACCTACTTCTTTGTGCCCGGCGACTCCCCCGAGACCATCCGCCGGAAGCGCCAGCTGCGCACCCAGGCCAGAGAGGCAATGGCCGGCGAGCGCTCCCGCCTGGACACCGTCGGCGGCCAAGGCGGAAATCAAACCGTAAACTGGGATGACCTGTGATGGATGTCCGGCTTCCGAACGGAAAAATGATCAAGGGTGTGCCTGAGGGGACCCCTAAAGACGAGATCAAACGCAAGGCTATTGCTGCCGGTATCGCTGCGGAGGCCGACTTTGGCATGGCGTCGCGTGACGCCGCGCCCGCCACTGAGCAGCAGGCCCAGGCCAGCCAGGGCGAAAGCAGCGACGATAGCTGGCTTGAATCTATCCCGCAGGTTGTTGCGGCCAAGCAGCTGTATGACGCCGCCGGGAAGGTCCTGGAGGGGTACGGAGCCCTGGCGAGAGGGCAAAACCCTCTTCCGGCTTTCGGCGAGGCTATCTCCAGGTCTCCCACGACTGCCACTGCGGAGCTTGGCGCCTCTATGGCCACAGGCGCCGCGGGGCAGGCAGCGGGCGGACTGGCCGGCATTGCAACCGCTGCGGCGGGCGGCGATGGCGCCGGGGCTGTGGAGGACGTATCCGGCGCAATGACATACCAGCCTCGCGGTGAATCGTCGCAGAGAGCGGCGGAGCCTCTGGCCGCGCTCGGCGAGGCCTGGGAGGGCCTTCAGGGGCTGACTGGCGGCGCAGCGGAAAAGCTGGCTCTGGCGGCCGGCGCTAAACCAGGATCTCCGGCTGCTGCTACGGCGTATGCAGCCGGCTCAGCGGTCCCGGATGCTGTCACCATGCTTGCCCCGGTTGGGCGATCGCGGTCGGCCAGGCCCGCAGAAACAGCCGAGGAAATGACGAAGAGCATCGAATCGGCGGCAGCAAAGGGCCTTCGCAGAAGGAAGGGCGTGGAACCTGCCCGCAGAGCCTTGGCGGAGAGCGTTCAGCCCCAGGGCGAGACGATGCGGGCGTTTGAGGCTGTCGGCATCCCTGCCGAATCCGTGCCGCCCGAGGTACTTTCGGGCAATCAGGCATTCCGGGAGGTGGCGGGCACCGCCCGGTCGGTTCCGGGGTCTGAGCTGTCACAGCGTTATCGCGCTTTCATGGAGGACCTATCGCGTCGGGCAGATGAGCTGTCCCGCGCAGCGGACGCCGACGATATAGGCACCGTCAATGCCCGGGTTGAAGAGGACCTGGCGGCGAACATCGAAGAGGCGCGCCGCATCGAGTCTGATCTTTACCAGAGGGTGGATGACGCAGTGGCGCCGGCGACCCCGGTTGATGTAACAGGGATTACCAAGGCTCTGAGGGCGCGCATTGACGAGGTGGGGGGCGACCTCCGGGAACTGTCACCGACAGAGCGCAAGCTGGCCAGCCGCTTCATGGAGCGCCAGACGCAGCCGGACGGCTCCATCGCCTATGTCGACAAGCCCAAGACCTGGAGCGCCATCACCGGCCTGCGCAAGGAGCTGAACGCCGCCCGGGGCGGCAAAGGCGGCTTTGGCGACGCCGCCAGCTACGAGCTGGAGAAGTACGGCAACTTGGTGTCCTCGACCCAGCGATCCATCGCCGACTCCCTGGGAATTGGCGACGACTACGCTGCCGCCATGGAGGCGACCGGCGTCAAGAAATCCGCACAGGAGGCGGCCCAGAAACTGCTCGGGAAACAGCTGAACAAGTCGTTTTCGGCCATGTTTGAAGGCAAAGTGAAGGGGCTGGCGAAGGGCCGGGTCAAGGAGTTCCAGGAAGCGATTGACGCCATCCCGGCAAGCCAGCGCCAGCAGGCGGTTACGTCGTTCGTGTACGACCAGATCATTGACCGGCGAAACATGGACCCGCGCGCGAACATCGCCAAGTACAACGCCTGGTACAACCAGCTTCAGTCTAACCCTGCGGCAAAGACCGCGCTGTATCGCAACCTTCCCAAACAGGCCCGACAGGATATTGATGCACTGGGGAAAATTACCGCTGCGGTGAAGCGGGCCAACGAGGATAAAATCGCGACTGGCCGGCTCCAGGCGGCAGAAGAAGGGTTCAAGCTGAGCGAGTCCATGGTCGGGAAGGTGGCGAATGCCTTGTCGATGGCGGCCGGCAGCATGGCCGGCGGCGCGGCAGGCGGACCTCTTGGCTCTGCTGCGGGCTCGGCCGCCGGCGCGGCAGCTACTGCGGCGAAAGCGCCGACCAAGCTGAACGTGGCGGCAAGCGACGTCCTGGCCTCTCCCGGGTTCCAGCGGCACGTCATTAACGTGATCAACAGGCAGTCAGCGGAAAGGATCGCGGCGTCAGAGCGGGGTCTTGCGAACTCGCCGGCCTGGAAAGCCTATGTGGATCAGCTGCCGGCGGCGGAGCGGAGAGCCATTAATCGCGGCGGGGTTACGGCGTGGCTCACTTCCCAAGGGCAGGCAGAAACACAAGAGCCAGCACCGGCCCGATGATGGCCAGGAAGAGGGCCGCCGCGCTGCAGAAGTGGAAACAGAAGCTGCTCATTTTGGCGGTCAGCCGAAGGGCAACGGGGTCCACGTCTGCCAGCTCCGGCCGAGCCGAAACGGCCCTGGCAATGACCATGGCCACGAAGGCCACCAGGGCCAGGATGGCGAAGAGCAGCGTAAGGGCGACGTAGGCAAGGATTTCCATTCGCCAACTCTACCTCGACGGCGCAGCCATGGCTAGACATCGCCGCTAGCGAGGCTAGCCATGGCGTCCTACGGAGTAGCGTCAGTTTTAGGTTCGGCCTTGTAAACCTTGTGGCGGTAATATTCGACCACGGCGGCTTGCAGCTTCTGCAGGTCGGCGCACGACTTCAAGGCGGCCTCGAAACTGCCCTCCATCTCTCCGTCGCCAGATAACACATTCGTGGATTTCCAGTAGGACAAGAGAGCATCGAGTCGCGAGGTGTACATTTCCTCTTTGTATCCGGCCCATGAATTAATTACCCGGCCAGTGAACAGGGCGCCATTGCCCACTTGGTGCAAATAATGGTTTTTGGCTTCCTCGGCAGAGGGCGACGCCAGTCTTGCAAGAGTCCATGCCGCCGCATTGCAGGCTGCGAATTGCCTGCTAAGCCAAAGATGCTGCTCATTCCCGGTGGAGGCGTCAAAAGCGAATTCGAGATAGGCCTCTTCGATGTCGTCAATACCAGATGAAAGCATGTAGGCCTGTATCTGTGACTTATCAGCCATCGCGCTGCCGCAGACTAAAACCAAGGCGAGACAGGTGAAAATTTTTCCCATGGAGCCCCCTTATTGTTTTCGTCGAACAGTACCACGAACCGCCAAGATTAAAACCTGACCATACGACCAGCACAGCCCACCAATCGGCGGGCTTTTTCGTTTCTGGAGACCTGAAAATGCTCTCACGCATGGAAAACCCGATTAACGGGTACCTGCTCCGCGACAAGAAGGGGAATCTGCTCCCCGGCGGCCGCATGGAGTTCTTCGAGGACGACACCGACACTCCGGCCAACGTGTACGACGCCGGCACGGATCTGTCGGTCTCGCTCGGGAACACCCTCTACGCCGATGCCTATGGCCTGCTGCCGGACTTCGAGCTGACCCCGAACCAGGATTACAAGATCTTGGTCTATGACGCTGACGGGGCGTTCCAGTGGGAGCGCGGCGGGATCGCGAACAACATCGTAAACCTGGAAAGCCGCGTCGAGGATCTGGAATCGGCCGTAGCGGCCCTGGGCACCGACGCCGGCCCCAAGAACCTGCTGACCAACGGCGGGTGCAAGGGCCGGCGCCATGCGTCCTCCGGCGTGGATTTCCCGGTGCGTGACAGCTGGTCCCTGGGTGAGCTGGCCGGCGTATTTGCCCAGGTGGGCTCAGCCGCGGCAGGCACATTCCACCGTCACCTGGACGCCAACTTCGGTGACACCGGCGTCTGCGCCCGGCTGGACAACGTCACGACAGAGAGCAGCGAATCCGAAGCCGAGATCATGTGGCGCATGCCCTCCGGCGACGGCGCCAACATCAGCGGCGATGACGTGGTGTTCCAGGCCAAGGTGCGCCAGAACAGCGGCTCGCCGATGAACGTCTTTCTGACGCTGTACAAGTGCCTCACGGCGGATGACTTCGGCGGCGACCTGGTCACCATCGCCGCCAGTTCGCCGGTTTCCATCGCCAGCAACACGCTGACCCAGCTCAGCCTGCCCATCGAGAACCCTGGCGATCTGTCCACCGGCGTCGCCGTGGTGGTGACCTTCGACTGCGGCATCGTCGTCAACACGAACCTGGACGCCGGTGAGGCCCAGCTGGAGCGCGGCGGGGTCGGCACCCAGTTCGAGAACCGCCCGGAGCTGATCGACCGGGCCGCCTGGTCCGAAGAGGACCTGGAGGGCGTGGGCGCGGTTGATTGGTTTGCCGCGACCTCCGCCGTTCCCGGCCGCCTGGTTTGCACCGACGACGAGCTGCTGCGCGCCGATTACCCGCGCCTCTGGTATTGGGCCCAGACCTACGGGACGGTGGTCACTGATGCGGAGTACCTGGGCGACAGCGAAACCGACCGGCGGGGCTGCTTCAGCTCCGGCGACGGCTCCACCACCTTCCGGGTGCCGGACCTGATCACCCGCAAGGCCCACATCCGCGCCCTGGATCCTGCCGACACCGAGCGCGAACCCGGCGAGTTTCAGGCCGACCAGATGCCGGAGCACACCCACGGCGTGCCCATTGGCGACAACATTCTGGAGGGCAATGAGCCCGGCAACAGGGCTGTCAGCACAGCTGGTGCGGTTGAAACCCAGGACGCCAACTCTGCCGGTACCGGCACCGAGGTGCGCGTCGCCAACTACAACTTGCTCCCCTGCATTAAATACTGAGGTGGCCCATGCAGAAGATTGATGGAAAGAACGCAACGGAAGACGGCCAGTTCCAGGAGTACAACCCGTCAACTGGGCAGGGCGCGACTTACCTCACCGCGGAATGGCTGAACGCGGTGCAGGGCGAGCTCATGGCGTTTCTGGAAGACCGGGGCGTCGATCCCGACAAAGACGACAGCGCCCAGGTCTACAAGATCGTCCTGGACATGTTTCAAAGTGGCCTGACCGGCGGGGCGCCCGTCTATGCCAGCACCGCACAGGGACTCTCAGCGACGCCGGAGGGGGGCTACTTCAGCGTTCCATCCGGGGAGCCCGGCGAGTCGCTGATTCTCTATCGGCACGACTCTGGCGGAGTGGCGACCGAAGTGGCCCGGACGCCAAGCTCGTACGGCGTCTTGACTGCGGAAGCCGCGGCGGTTGCCGCTTCCGGGGTCGCCGAAGCCCAAGCGGATCGTTCCGAGGCTGAAGCAGATCGATCTGAAGCCGCCCGCGATGCCGCCCAACTGTCTGCTGGCGTCTTCCCGGACGCCGCGACAGGTCTTTCCAGCACCTCTGACGGGGGGTATTTCAGTGTTCCGGATGGCGACGAGGACGATTTTCTCACTCTATACCGCAACGAGTCTGGGTCAGCCGTAGCTGTAGAGACGTATCCCTCAGCGGCCGCAATCCGAAAGCGCCTCCTCACCACCCCCGACATCGCCGCCCTCCGCGCCCTGACGGGGGTGCAGGATGGGCAGCGGGTGAGCGTCACCGGCTACCACCCTGGCAGCGCGGTGGGCGGAGGTGAGTTCTACTGGGACGAGAGTAGGCCCAAGGCGGACCATAACGGCGGGACGGTGATCGACCCGGAGAAGGTGTTCCCGGCGGACTGGTCCGTGTCTGCGGCGGTAGATGCATGGTTCACCCCGGCGTCGAGTGGGGCTGGGTGTTGGGTGCTGACGGATAGGGATGCATTCACTCCTCAAACCTTTGGCGTCTTAGGTAATGGTGAATTTGACGATACGCAGGCGTACCAACAGGTATTGGGCTACTGCACTGAGAACAGTGTGTCTCTGCGAGTTCCCAAGCCGACAGTTTTTTATCTGATCAGCGATAACATTGTTGTCGACGGTGCGGTCGGTATAGATATTACCATCGACCGGGCGGCAGTTTTCCACTCAAAGGGCGGGCACACTCCTCTAGATTTCTACCCCGCTAGGGCGACAATCGCCTCGGTGGAGGCATTTTTCATCCTCCTTAATTGCGACAGCGTCCGTGTAATCGGCGGCACGTTCGACGGTTCAGCGGGCGCGTGGGGTGCCGGCTTGCAGTCGGGGACTGTCGCAGCGCATGGCGTATTTGTTCAGAATTCGACGAATTGCGTGGTTCGCGACGGTCGATACCTGAATATTGGCGACGGCACTCGCACATACGTTGATCCCGAAGCCGGCACTGTGTTTAAGCGTGATACCGGTGTTATGTTCATTCAGTGCGAGAACTATCTGTGCTCTTATAACGAATCCCAAAATTGTGGGTATGCTGGCTTTGAGTCTCGTATCGCATGTCGGAACGGACGATTCATTGGCAACAGTCAGCCTTTTGCTGGTAGCTCGACACACTTGACTCAGGCTCCGCCTGATTATGGTGAAGTTGATCCGCTACCGGAGGACTTCTTCAACGAGAACGTAGCCTTTATTGGTAACCTCGGGGTTGGGGTCGGTTCGGACATTACGATCCACAGCCAGGGCACGACCGTCACCGGTAATATCCTCCTCGACATCCCTGAGACCGCTATCGATGTCCGTAACGATGGACACAACTGTACGATCACGGGTAACACCATCCTGTGGACACTGGAAGACCAAGGCACTGCTGCTATCGGCATAGGCTCTGGGATCAGAGACGCAGTTGTCCAAGGTAACTCTATCAGTAATTATGAGCGAGCATACTTAGGGACAGGTGCTAACGAGACACATATTCTCGGCATGAACACTTATTATAATGTCAGTGATCAAAGTAATACTGATACAATCCTGGGCAAAGCCGCAGGGTGGATGCGTGGAAATATTGGGAACGGTACTTATATTGGTGCTGAAGCGGGGCACACAAGTACAGGGGAATTTGGTGTCGCGATTGGCAGGAGGGCAGGGAAGTCATCAGCCTTGAGGAGGGGCACCGCCATCGGCGTTAACTCTGGGCGGAATAACTTTGGAGACAATAAAACGACTATTGGATACGAAGCAGCCTATCAAACCTCCGCCCCATGTTTAACTGCGATAGGTGCAGAGGCCGGGGGTAGCATCGGGTCAAGCACTGATGATAGCACCGGCGGCGGCTCCACAATGATTGGCTTTCGTGCCGGGTATTCAGCTACCGTTACGAACAGAAACACGTTCATCGGCGGGCGCTCTGGACAAGACAGCGATGGAGAGTACAACGTAGCGATAGGTAGTCGAACAGCTCTGAACTCGTCCGGGAGCTATACCACCTGCATAGGCGCATCGGCGGGTGAGGCGAATGCATTCGACAACGTAACCCTTATCGGCTACGGCGCCGATGCAACAGATGTCGATCAAGTACAGCTTGGTGGTACAGGATCAACGCCCTACGCTTACAACGATTTGCAAATCCGCTCCGACGCACGGGACAAGTGGGATGTCCGAGACTGGGGCATTGGGCTTGACCTGATTGAGCGGCTCCGTGTGGTCGACTATTTCCAGGACTTCCGAGAGTCGTACAAAGAGCCGATGCCGGAGGTCCCAGATCCGATTGGCGATGACCCTACTGATGAGGAAGTCGCGGGATATGCGGAGGCTGTCGCTCAGTATAATTCCGACCTCCAGGCGTGGCGTGAACGGAACTCGCTAGGGAACCTGGAGAGCGACGGGACACACAAGGGAGCCCGTCGCCGTCAGGGCCTAATTGCGCAAGAAGTCGAGGCCGCGTTACAGGACATGGGGATCGACTGGCAAGGGCTGCATCACCACAACCACAATGGGGTTGGGGAAGATGTCTATTCCCTGAATTATACAGCCCTGGTCCCGGTCCTGATTAACGCCGTTCAGCAACTTTCAGCGCGCGTTTCGGAGATGGAAGGGGCGCCAGGCTCGGGAGCCCACCCCCCGGCCAACGCGGAATAATATATGCTCACATCCGACTATCAAAAACTTGAACCGGGCTCGTTCCTTCGGCTGATCGAGGTGGACGCCTCGGAGTTCGGGGGCGGCGTATACCGATACCACAATTACAATCAAGTGGTAGGCATGGGCCTGTTCGATGGGTTCATGGCCGGCACCGAACTGTACCAAGCTGGTGACGAGTCATTGCTGGCCGGCGCCGACCTGCAAGGCGTCACCCTGGACGCCTGGGTGAGCGCAGCGGACACGGTGAGCGTGAAGTTCACGAACAACACTGGCGCCGCCGTGGACCTTGTATCCGCTACCCTGCGGGCGCGGGTGGAGAAGGCGTAGCCAAACAGCGCACCGAACCAAGAGGCTGATATGGACCAGTACAACGACCCAACAGCAGTAGGCGGCGAGTTCACGGCGGTGGGGGCTAACCTGCATTCCACCGACGATGAATTCGTGGCCCTGGTGAGGGATCAGTTGTCCGCCGAGTAACGCTGACCTCTGGTCGCTGGCCTCCCTGCCGACGGCGGACAATGCCAGGGTAGGGCGGCCGCTCCGGGCTGTCTGTAGGCTGGTGCCGCCAGGTGGTGTCAGCCTGGGAGTACAGGACGGGCGGACAGTGTTCCGGTGATGCAAAACCCTGCCGCAAGTCTTTGATTTGCAAGGTTTGCGAAACCCCACAAAACACTGTCTTTTTGGTCAGTCGGAGAATTCTAAAACCCAATAAAATCAATAAGATAGGTCGATTAAGCCCCATGCATGGGGTGCAAGGGGTCGAAGGTTCGAATCCTTCCGTCCCGACCAAATAAAACAAGGGGTTAGGCGATTCACAGCCTAGCCCCTTTTTTGTTGCCGGCATTTTTGCCC